TGCGAACTATCCTAAGGACTATTTTATGGGCATGCTTCCTAGTTCTCAATATGGCTCGGTAGCTGTATTACCTTCGTATGTTCCATCTGTTGGTGGTGCTAATGCTGTTATTGCTCGTAATTCACCTTATAAAGACGGCTCTGCGACTTCACTGATTCAGAATCCAGTTGGTTCTACTTCTGTAGTTGCTTCTTATGGTAATACTACTGGTGATCTTCGTATTCTTGCTCTTAATTCCGATCTTTCCGCTCTTTCAATTCGTGCTACTGAATACTTACAGCGCTGGAAAGAAGTAGTACAATTTTCCAGCAAGGACTATTCAGACCAAATGGCTGCCCAATTCGGTATTAAGGCTCCCGAGTACATGGGTAATCATGCACATTATATTGGAGGTTGGTCTAGTGTCATTAACATTAATGAAGTAGTTAATACCAATCTTGATACCGATTCTTCTCAGGCTTCTATCGCTGGTAAAGGTGTATCCAGTAATTCCGGCCATACTATTACTTATGACTGTGGCGCTGAACATCAGGTAATTATGTGTGTATATCATGCTGTACCTATGCTGGATTGGAATCTGACCGGCCAAAATCCTCAACTGACTGTGACTGCTATCTCTGACTTTCCGCAACCTGCTTTTGACCAGCTTGGTATGCAAGCCGTTCCCGCCCTTAACCTTCAGAATAACCCCGGCCGTAAGGTCTCCGGCTCTTTAGGCTATAATCTCCGTTATTGGCAGTGGAAGTCTAATATTGATACCGTTCACGCCGGTTTCCGTGCTGGCACTGCTTATCAGTCATGGGCTGCTCCTCTTGACGGTTGGCAGGTATTGACTTCTGCCGGTGCTTGGTCTTATCAGTCTATGAAAGTTCGTCCCCAGCAGCTGAATTCTATATTCGTTCCTCAAATTGATGCTGCTAACTGTTCTGTTGCGTTTGACCAGTTGCTCTGTAATGTTAATTTCCAAGTGTATGCCGTACAGAACTTGGATAGAAATGGTTTACCTTATTAATTGTGTGTTGTTATGAGAAATTTTGCTTATAAAAATCCCGATTTTATTAAGAACGAAGTTGTTCCCGAATTAGTTGAAGATAATCCGTGCTATCAACAATCTGTATATGATTCTGTTATGTACGATGAAACCTCCGATGGTGATTTAATTCAAGCTGATATGACTCAGATTCTGTTGAATCAGGAAAAATATCGACGATTACTTGGTGATATGAATGTTCAGAATATTCTTGCTCAAATGCATCCTACTCAGTCTACTATAATGGATGGTATGACTGATGAAGAACGTTTTGATTGTGTTATCTCCCGTCATTGTCAGACTATGTCTGAGCGTCAGGCTGTTTTACAGCAGTTGGCTAGTGAGAAGTCTGAACTATCGGCTTATGCCGAATCTTTGTTGGCAGAGAAAAAGGCAGCGCCGTCTTCGGATCCCGCACCTGCCTCTCCTGAATAATGGGACTATTTGATGCTATAGCCTCTTCGGCTGCAAACCTTACCGACAATGTTGTCGGTATGGTTAATCAGAATCATCAGAATAAGGTTAATCTCCGTATGATGCGTGAACAGAACGCATTTAACGCGCAGCAAGCACAAATTCAACGTGATTGGCAGCAACAGATGTGGGGCATGAATAATGCCTACAATTCTCCTGACGCTATGATTTCTCGTGGTTTGAATCCGTTTGTTCAAGGTTCTGCTGCTATGGCTGGTTCTAGGTCTCCTGCTTCAGGCGGAGCTGCTGCTACTGCTGCTCCTGTTCCTAGTATGCAGGCCTATAAGCCTAATTTTTCTAGCGTGTTCCAGTCTCTTGCTTCTCTTGCTCAGGCCAAGGCTTCTGAAGCTTCGGCCAGTGAATCGGATTCCCGTGCGCGTCAGACTGATACGGTAACCCCTCTTTTGTCAGACTATTATAGAGGTCTTACTAATTGGAAGAATTTGGCTATCGGCTCTTCCGGTTATTGGAATAAGGAAACAGGCCGTATATCTGCTGCTCTAGACCAGTCTACTGAAGCTCAAAACCTGAAGAACGCTCAGTTCGCTGAACGTATCTCTGCTGCACAGGAGACTCAGATTTTGCTTAATTCTGATGCACAGCGTGTTATAAATAAATATATGGATCAGAACCAACAGGCTGATTTGTTTATTAAGGCGCAAACGCTAGTCAATCTTCAAACCCAAGGTGCTCTTACGGAGAAACAGATTCAGACTGAAATTCAGCGTGCTATTCTTGTTTCTGCTGAAGCTTCCGGCAAGAAAATTGATAATCGTATAGCTTTTGAAACTGCCGATTCTTTAATTAAGGCTGCCAATGCTTCTCATGAATTGCAGTATCGTGATAGTACGTATGATTATGAGAATGTCAAGCTACGTAAGAATACGGAGTATAAAACTTCTATGGCTCAGCAGAAAGCTGCCGAGTATGGTGCTGAATTGGATCGTAAACAAGGCCGTACTCATTATTGGGATTCTGTTTCCCGTGGTCTTGGTGCTGTTGCCGCTGGCGTTGGTAATGTTATTGGTGCTGGTGTTCGTCTAGGCCGGCAGTAGAAAATAGCATGCTTCAGGACTAGAAGCCCATCGCGGCGTTTGAGCGATATACACCCGCCGCCCGCGTAGGGCCTGATCGAAAAATGGAGCGGAGCGACTTCCTTAGAGAAGCGTTCCGCTTCGGTATTTTAGCACGGAGTGCGCAAAGGCAGGTTCTATCTGACCTGCCGTGCCTATACACCCCCTGTATACATCCACTTATTTCCCTTAGATCCATTACTAATAGATCTAGGACATGTTAATTAAGCGAAGCCCCTAGTTGTGTGCGAAGCAAAACCCGAGTTATCATCTCGGTTTCTCCCGTTTCTTGTCCATAAACGCACAACTCACACTCCATCACAAATACTCCTCTCCCCACAATTTCTAAAGAAGATATTTGGAAATACAAAAAAATTTCATACCTTTGCCCCCAGTAGAAGTTACAATTATTATTAACCCTTTAAAATTATTTCAATTATGCAGAAATTTATTATTTCAGTTAAAGACAAAAACACTGGCCGTGATGTTATTTCGCCTTATATTGTCAATTCCCTCGATGATCTTGGAAATTATTCTGAGCGAATTTCTCCGTTGGGTCTTATTGTTATTGTGGATTCGATTAAAGAGGAGAATAATTTTGTTGAACTTAAAACTCAAAGTAATGAAAAGTAATAATATTTGGAAAATTGTAATTGGCGCTGTATCTGCTGCGCTAGGTTATGTTCTTAATGCTATTGGATTATGAATTATTCTCTTGTTTCTTTTCTTGAGCGTCTGTTATACTTTAATGTCCATTTTACGATAACTAGTGCTCGCCGTACTCCCGAACAGAATAAGGCTTGTAATGGTGCTCCTACATCTCAGCATTTGGCTGGAGAGGCTCTTGATATAAAACCTTATGGTTCTACTACTTATGATCAGTTACTTGAATTTATTCATAGATATTCGAATGATGTTCATGTGTTTGATCAGTTGATATTGTATCCTACATTTATTCATGTTTCATTTGGTGCGCGTAATCGTCATCAATTGATTGATAACCGTAAATAATTATGAAATTTTCTCCCGATTTGTTTAAGGTTGCTGATCATTGTCAGCATCGTTCGTTTATTACAAATAAGTATAATGGTGCACGCATTGCGGTAGATTGCGGTCAATGTGATTATTGTATCCATAAGAAAGCTAAAAAAGCGTCCATGCGTGTGAAGACCGCTGGAAGTGCTTTCAAGTATTCTTATTTTGTAACTCTTACGTATGATAATGAGCATATTCCTCTTATGAACTGTAAGGTTCTCCACAGTGAATATGAGGATGTTGTAGGCATTTCGGGAGATATTCATTTTGGCAATGAATATCATAAGTATATTCCTGTTTCTGAATATCAATGTGATGATAACTCTATGTTGCGTCATATGTTCTTCGAACAGGTTCAAGGCACTGTGCCGTATGACCGTGAAATTAAGGAATATGCACCTGTTAAAGATAATTGGTTTCTTAGTATGGATGCTATTCGTAGTTTTATCTATAAAACGCAGTCCGTGGAGAAAACGGTATATCCCGCTGCTGAACAATACGGTCTTGGTAACCTTATTCCCTTTTTAAACTATGTTGATGTTCAGAATTATATCAAACGTTTACGTAAACATTTATTTCAGCAATTAGGTTCTTATGAGACGCTACATTTCTACGCTGTGGGTGAGTACGGACCCGTACATTTCCGCCCGCATTATCATCTCTTACTATTCACAAACTCGGAAGAGGTCTCCAAAGTTTTACGATACTGTCACGATAAGAGTTGGAGGCTCGGTCGTTCAGATTTCCAACGTTCCGCAGGTGGAGCTTGTTCATACGTTGCGAGCTACGTTAATAGCTTGTGCTCTGCTCCCTTATTATATAGATCATGCCGCGCGTTTAGACCCAAGTCAAGAGCATCCGTTGGATTCTTTGAGAAAGGTTGCTCTTTTGTGGAGGACGAAGACCCTTACGCGAAAATTGAAGAAAAAATCGATTCTGTCGTTAATGGAAGAGTCTATAACTTCAATGGTGTCAGTGTTCGTTCCACTCCACCCCTGTCGTATATCCGTACCTTATTGCCGCGATTCTCGTCTGCTCTCAATGACGATGTTGTTGCGATTACTCGAATTCTTTGCGCTGTTCATCGAACGCCACAGAGAATCGCAAAATTCGGATTCGTTGATTACAAGCAAGGCTCAATCTTGAGTCTTGTTTGTGCCTATTATAAGTATCTTAAGGTTAATTCTATTCTTACTGATGATGACAAGATTATATTACATGCTTCTCGGTGTCTTACTAGGTTCTGTAACAGTTCTAGCGATGTCGATATCGAATCTTATATTAATAAGTTGTATCGGTTGTTCCTATATGTCTGTAAATTCTTCCGGAATTGGCATTTGCCTGAGTTCGGCTCTGATCTTAGTGCTTATTCCGGTCGTATTGATTTTATCATTAGAACAGGTATAGAATATGAAAAGAAAGCGGAGTATGAAAAATTGCGAAGTGTATATGACTTACGTTCCCAATACCCTGAACTCTCGGATTGTATGTTTGTTCTGCCTGCGAACGGTCAGGAATGTGATTTCTTGTCGGATGTTTCATGTGAAACGGTTCAATTTCTTGAGCAACTCCGGTACCGTAGTTCGACATTCTGTCGTGATATGATTAAGCACAAGGCGCTTAATGATGCTAATAATATATTTAATCGTATGGTTTAATTTTAATTTTATTAATTATGAGTGATTTTAACCCTTTAGATCGATCAAAAATTCCCGTTCATCGGTCCTCTTTCGACTTGAGTTCGAAAAAATTGTTTACTGCTAAGATTGGCGAGATTCTCCCATGTTATTGGCAGATTGCTATTCCGGGTACTAAGTATCGTATTTCTTCGGATTGGTTTACCCGTACTGTTCCGGTTAATACCGCTGCCTATACTCGTATTAAGGAGTATTACGACTTCTACGCTGTGCCGTTACGTTTGATTTCCCGTGCGCTTCCGCAGTCGTTTACACAGATGACGGATTATGTGACTAGTGCATCTAGTTCTACTTCCAATACATCTGTGCTTACTTCTGTGCCTAATGTTTCTCAGAGTATTTTAAGTCAGTTTTTACAGACAGCTAATGCTGGTGACAATCCTAATATCCGTGACGATGCAGGCCTTCCTATTGTCTATGGTTCTTGTAAGTTGCTTGATTTGCTTGGTTATGGTTCTATGATTGATTCTAAAAACACAGGTAAGGCTGCTATTACGAAAAAATATTTAGGTGTTGATAATCTTGGTGATGCTGATAACCCTTTGGTTTATCAGGATTCTCAGATTGTTAATGCATTGCCGTTCCTTGCTTATCAGAAAATCTATTATGATTTTTACAGTAATTCTCAATGGGAAAAGCATTTGGCTTATTCTTATAATGTTGACTATTGGTCCGGCGTTGGTCAAATCTCGTTAGTTACGGAGATGGTTAAGCTCCGTTATGCGAACTATCCTAAGGACTATTTTATGGGCATGCTTCCTAGTTCTCAATATGGCTCGGTAGCTGTTTTGCCGTCTCTTGATTCTTCATTAGACCCCTCGATTGTTCGTTCGTATTTATCTGCTGATAACTCCTCTAGTGTTAATTCTTTAACCGTAGCTCCTAATTCTTCTGCTGTTTCTGTTACAGGTACTGCTTCTAATCAGCGTTCTGTTAGAATTAATTCTGACCTTTCCGCCCTTTCAATTGTGTTTCCAGC